CAGTGTGGTGGATTGCTCCCCCCCTTCATTACTATTTAGGAACCACTATTTGCAAGTTTCTCAAAGTAGTCCATCGTATCCCCTGTATTAGAAGACACATCATCGGATTTAGTGACGACAGGATCAACAGACTTAGGTGCAGTAAACTTCTCTACATCAAACTGTATATCCGTATCCTCTACCAAACCAAGAACTTTTTCCATCTTAGTTTTCAGTTCATCATAAGGTTTAAACTGATCCTCTGCAATCAACTCAACTAGACTATGAACTTGGTTATAGATTTCCTCAAGTGCATCGTCATCGAACTCACCCAATGTAGAAGGTGAATCGAATTCAGACTTATCATAATTCACAAATCCATCTAACATTCGGATTTTCAATTTGAAATCTGCACCACCCCATAAGTCAAATGGATTCATTGAACTCTCATCCTCAAAATCAGGATTCATTGCCTCATTAAGTTTATCAAAAATCTTCTTTCCATAACGATATAGGAAAACTTTTCCTTCGTTTTCTGGATGTGCAGGATCTTTGATCACATAAATGTTGGAAATGTGACTCAAACGCCGTTTCTGTTTACGGGCTTGGTCTTTACCATCCTCAGTTCCATTGTTCCAGAGTTTAGTATTGAACTCACTAACTGGATCTTGTTTATTCAAAGTGGTCAATGAATTCTCAATGTACCAACCACCTGGTCCTTGAAAACCATGATTCCACAATCGAACCCAAGGCATATCCTCACCATCACGTTGTGGTAGGAATCGGATAACTGCATAACCGTTACCAGATTTATCACGTTCAGGTTTCCAATACCGATCATCCTCATAACCTTTCTTATCAGGATCCTTCAGTTTGGTAGCTTCTTCTTTAAGTTTACTCATCAGATCTTTCTGATTTCGTTTCAAAGTTGCAAACGACATATTCGTATTCTCCTTATTTTGTATAGCTTTGTATTCTAAGTATTCAGTTTTTTGGAAATGTCAAGCATTTCCTTCTTGTATTCGTCATAATTGATGTTCAAAAGTACAGAGTACTTCATAGATAACAACTTCAATTTCTCCCAACGTGGATCATCTAGCTCCTCATCATATTTATCAAATATTTCATTGTTTGACAACTGATTGAGTATGATAAGTGTTTCCCATGCAACTTTTTTCTGATTCACATATTCCAACAAAAGTGGATTTTTCCCACCCTTACTAAAAAAGAATTCAGTTCCATTAGAATCATTCACCAAAGTCTCAATATCCTCACGAAATACATACGTCATAGACTGTATTCGTTTTTTCCAATTCTTATAGATCTCATGTGAATCCAACTTCCACAATCCACCATGATGATCCCCATTTACAAAATTTGAAAGAAATGCATCCCGTAATTCATCCTCTGTTGAATACATTCTTTCCCATTCAGCCAACACCTCCTGTCTATTATCCTCTCGACCTTGTTGTATATGTCTATAAAAGGATTCTTTCTTCAATCTTTTACGAACACCATAATAATCTCTTTCAGTTCGTAAGTTCTTTTTATTAAACCAAACATACATTGGACACCAAACTCTAAAGGCTTTATATCCAGGTATATACTGGTTTTCCACCATATAGGTGGCAAACTTATCTGTCATATTGGTAACATACCATCATTAGGTAGAAAGTTCAACGATTTAGCTTCATAGAACAACTTATCTCTAAGTTCATTGGTAATTAATTTCGGAACTATTTCTGTCTCTATCTCATTACGAGTACAGTATTCCAATATACCATCAATGAAAGATTCTATTCCACATTCCTCCATCAAACTCTCCACCCCTGATTCAAACTGAATTGGAGTTGGTATATTCTTCAACTCCAAAAATTCTTCTTCAGTTATATTCATGATTCATCCTGTATAAAATAGTCTTACTTATACAGCTGCAATTTCCGTACCAAGTTTAGTGATTTTGTAGAAGTTGGAATATAGTTTGTGACAAAGACTGTGCCTGTGCCATCATTGCCAATGCGGTTTGTTGTTTGATTTGATTTATTGACATATCAGTGATTTCTTTCGCCTCATCCAATGCAGTCAAACTATTTTTGTTATTTTCTGTTCGTAGAATCATACCTTCTAAGTTAGTAATAGTGAAATCAAACCTACGAATGGATGCACCAATATATGCTTGTTGAGCAGTCAAATCTTCTAATGCCATGTCAAGTATTTCAACTGCACCAGCTGCATTTGAACCATCATCAATATCAGTATCTATGATTGCTGTAATACCATCACCATCATCAACCTGATCACCCAATACACTAGCAGATGCATCACCTAATGATAATTGAACCTGTTCATTAGGATCATCATTGATACCAATTGCAACGGTCTTGTTCATAAAAGTTCCATCTAGTAATTCAATACCATTGTACTTGGTAGTCGAAACTACAAAATCAACTTCCTCAATTAACTGGTCATACTCAGCAGAAAGAATTACTCGTTCTTCATTTGTAATAGTATCGTTTGCAGATTGAATACCAATTTCTTTCAAACGTTCAACAATAGATCTGACTTGAGCAATTCCAGTATCGGCAGTCAATAACAGATCTTGTGAATTTTTAACGTTCCGATTTGCTTGTTCCAATGCAGCTATCTTATTGGTCATTCGGACGACTGATGCCGAATCGACACTATCATCACTGAAATTCGGAATTCTCGAACCACTAGAAATCTTCTCTACGTTCTTCTCAATATCTTCTGTTGCCCTTTTGTAATTGTCGTATGCATTGAGCATTGCACGTTGTAAACCTTGAATCATTTGTTTCTCCTATAAAAAAAGTGTATACTTATATATCGGCATTTTCCAGGAAAACTTTAGGCCTTTTTTCACTTTTTTTCAATTTATTTTATACTCCATATTGGAAGTTCCCGAAACCATGCAACTATTTTTTGCCATCTAGTCAATGGAATCAATTCTGCTTCCTCATCCACGAATTCCCACTTTATTGCTGGCCCCTTCACCCCCTTGAAAATCTTCTTCCTTTCAAATTGTTTGGTTTTAGGTTTACCCCTGTAATGACTTGAATTCATGTACCTCTCCCATTTGATTTGTGGTGGCTTCTTATATCACATCGGTGAGCCACCAAACCTTCCTATATTTGCTTGGATCATATAGACACTTGGAAATATAGTAGGGGATTCTGTTGACAGGTTCCCCATTGACCCCGACCAGCCTAATTAGGCAGCCATTTGTAATTCATAATCGTTTCCAATTATTAGTTTGTAACATTTTCGTTTGTTACCAACGTCATACCCTCATCTCCACCATCGTCATACCTGTCGAATCCATTACACCCCCATAATGGTGGAGGTGAGGGGAATCGAACCCCTGTCCAGTGTACCGACAACTTTGATTAATAACGGTTATGAACTCTTTACTTATACAGCTGCAATTTCCGTACCAACTTTAAAGACTAAAACTCTATACAATCCCCTACCTATCGTAATTGAACATATTAACATCTAGAAACAACTGTTGGAAATGATACTCCGAATTCCTATCCAACCCGACTGCTTCTGGTGTATCCACAAACACCGATTTAAATTTCTTGTCATAGCCAAGTTTCTTGTATAGGTTGTATTCACCGTTCAAATCATCATCAAAATCTTGTATGGATTCAAATTCATCTGGATCATTAACATCAATTCCCCAAGTTTCATCTGCATACTTCAATATATCCACCCGAATCATATGGACTTCCTTGATCTCTATATCCACCAACGAAATTTCATTCCACCTCGATCTCTGTTGGACTTCACCAGTTGGTTGGAGTATGGAAATGATTGCATTCAGATTTGGTTTCCATACTTGCTTTTCGATCTTATCCATATAGAGTTTGATTGCATGACCTTGTAGTTTCCGCATGGTCACTGTACGTTTGAGTTTCTTGTCTGCACGTTTCAATTCATCTTGAAATTCTTCCCATTCTTCCGACTCTAATGGTATGTGTAGGTATTCCCAAAAATCAGGTGATCCACCGAACTTCTTTTCCAAATCATACAGAATTTCATCACGGACATCCTTTATCTGTTTTTTCATACCTCTCCACAACTCAGCAAATCCTATATTCAAAGTGATCCTCTCTAACGTTATCCATCTACGACCTTGCTTGTCTACTTGGGAATGTAAATCAAATTCAGATTCTACAACGGGAAACCCTGTAATCACGACTGCCATTCCAGCTTTCTGTGCAACCCCATCCCGTACCACATCCATATCAGTCAGGGTTGTCATTGCAGCTATTTGTTTTTTGGTTCCTTGTAATTTGATAAGATTCTGGAATCCTTTTACATCCGTGAGATGAACTGCACGCAACTTCTTTCTCTCACCCAACAACCTATCGAACATCCTCTTACTGATGGGTAGTGCTAGATCGGACTGATCCAGATTCATGAAAACCAAATCTTTGATTTCCTTCTCACCATATACCTCTACTAAGTGTTGTCTAAATGTGTTCATAACTTCTCCTATTTAGTATTATCCATGATCATTTAGTTCACCCATTTCGGTAATAAAGAATTTCGCAATAAAAAATACTACTATCCCTGCACCCGTACCACCACCGACAATTTCGGCAACATTCTCACCTAAGAAATTCATCGCTTCTAATCCAATACTACCCAATAATCCAGTAACACCAATTCCAGAAACTGCTTGAATCTGACTCTGATTTTTCTTCAGTTCAGGACACGCCTTGATTTCCTTGACTATATCATGGTGTGGATCTTCAATTTTAGTTTCATCTTTTGCCACATCTTATTCCACCAAAGTACTATAATTGTTAATTGCATCCTTCAACGGCTGTACCCATCTGTCTCTGTGTTCACAGAATATTTGTGCTGGACTGTCTTGTACTGTTATAATAGTAACCAACATCCCTATACCTTGTCCAGTTCGTTCTTCCCACATAATTGAATATGCACATTCTTGCATGAAGTAATCACTTAACCACTCGTATTTTTTCGTTTTTGATGATGTCTTGAAATCTATGATGGCCAATTC